CAAAGGTTCGTCCCTTGGGATGCTGATTCCACAGGCAGAATCTACGTGTGTCATCTTTTGAAAGCACACGGGTCACGCGATTTACCGTGTAGGGAATATCATAGCCTTCGCTGTTCCAGCCTGATAAGGCATCAGCATCTTCAATGACGTCCAGGAATGTGTTCAGCATGTCCTCTTCACGCTCGAACAACAAGGTATCTGAAAACTCCGCACAGATTTCCTGTGCAGTTTCCCAGGTCATGTGCCGGGGCGGAACCACAAGTGTGATCAATCGATCGACCCATGACAGGTACACGCTGATGGCAGTGATGGGGTTAAATGGATCTTCGGGGCGGCTGAAGCCGCGATCTGTGTCAAAGTCCACTTCGATGTCAAAGAACGCTACATTTAATTTAGGACCGTCTTGGCCTTTGTAGTTTTCTTCCAGGCAACGGAATATGGGATTGATGTCAGACTCGTATAACTGCTTGCCGCTCTGTATGCGTACTTCCTTGCGGAACTCTTTGTTGTTGCGAGTTGAAAAGCGGCTGACAGGTGTGCCATAGATGCTGACAAACTTCCCACGAGGATCATCGTAATAAAATATGTAGTTGGCTGCGTATTCCTGATAGCGACGTTCGCCATCTCTGCGTTCAACCACGTGTATGCGATCGTGTTCACGATCAAATAGTGCGTCAATGTAACTCAATGCTTTCTCCAGTTATGGCTGGCAGGCCATGATTCATGTTGCTTACGGCAACGACTCGCTGTTGTAAAACAGTACTTATAGCGTCTTGCCCACAGTGGTCAAAATCTGTTCCAACAACTCATGATCCTGTTGTTCACGACCAAACTCACTCTTGTGTGCCAGGCGTATGGCTTTTTTCAGCACACTGGGTTTGATCTCCAATTCTTCAGCGATGGCCTTGACGGTGTCGTTGAGACCACCGGTAAGGGTTTCAATCTCGTGCATGACTGTCATGCCTTCGTTGATGACCTGATTAAGTTTTTTAGTTTGTTCTGCTGTGAAAGTTTTGGTTGTCATGTAAATCTCCTTTGACTGTTTATTATACTGGAAAAAAGCCAATAATGCAAATGTATTTTATACACATTTGTTCTATTTGTTTGCTATTTCTTTTTGATGCTTTTGTAACATTGATCGCATGTGATCAAATCTTGCTCGATAGTAATCTTCAAGGCTCTGATGGGCAAATACCGGAGGAGTCATGTCGCTGAGACGGAATATTTCTGCGGCACCCACAGACACAGTAGCATGGCCGAGTATCGTGGCCAATTGACGGCGTTTGGATTCGGGCATGCCCACATGTGCCATGGTTATGTTGAACACATATGGTGCGTTGATTTTTTGCTCGGCCAAGGTAGCAACATTAGGTAGATCGGGATGACGGCGAGGACAACTCATTCCCAACACAGTCACACGTGGATTTTTTTCTCGATATTGCAGATAGCTGGTCACACGTTCCAACACCAAGTTGATACTCTGATCTGAAACCACGAGTACCAAGGCATCAAAGTTGGATTTGAATGGTATGTATCTGATTTTGAAATTGAATTTTTCGCCCAATTCTAAAGCAGTGATGTGTGCCGCATTGCCCACACCTACTCCGCCCACAGTGAGCTCTGGTATGCCACGCAGACTGGCTGTGCCTTGATGGCTGTTGCCCACGTTAGTAATCACAGCCCAACAGGCGTCGCCAAGAGCATGTATGGGTACATAGTCTGCTCGGTTGAGTCTGCCGGACTGCACGTGTTCTACAAACTTGGGTGCTACGATGGCCAAGCGTGTGGCCGGTTGTTCTTTGAGTGCGTTGACAGCAATGATCTGTTCTCCACCGGGTCTAAATTCTAAGACAAAGTTGTAGTCTTTTTGCTGGCTGTTGGCTTCATTGATGATCCTGAACATGGCCGGAGTGCCACTGTGGCTGGCACTGTAAGGGCTCATGATAGTGATAGTTTCAGCGGCCATGGACATCGACACAGTTAATCCCAGCAAAAATAAAAATATGCGTTTCATAAAAATTTTCCTATAAGTAACCGTATGAAAAGAGCTGTGCTTTGTGTGCCAAATCCTCAAGACTACATTGATCAATTGGATGATTACAGCATCATGATTGTCAATCCGGCCTTGGCTCAAGCACGTGTTGAATACTTATTGGATCATGCAGATTGGAGTTTGAAAATCACAGCAACGAATGTTGAGCATCGAAGCGGAGGCGATTACAGCGATGAACGACTTTTTTGGTACACGTCGGGCACTACCGGTGACAGCAAATTTTGCAGTTTTACACAGGCACAACTAGATATCATGTGTAACAACATAATAAAAGATTATCAGCTGGATGCCAATGACCGATATGTCAGCATAATGCCTTTGTGGCACGCACATGGACAAGGTTTTTTTTGGGCAACAAAACGTGCAGGGTGTGAAATCAACTTTGTTACGGTCCAGACTCTAAGACAGATACCACTGCATGCGCCTACTTTTATCACAGCAGTTCCTGACATGTTGAAAATCATAAGACAATTAAAACTTGAACATTTGCGTTTTGTTAGGTCAGCCAGTTCACCATTGCCAAATGATATGTTTTTGGAATTGAAACAACAGTATCAAGTACCGGTAATCGAAGCATTTGGCATGACCGAAACACTCAGTCATTGTTTTACTAATCCTTTGCACGGCGAACAACGCATGGGCACAGTGGGACTTCCCAGTGGAATAGACGCCACCATAAAATACGGGCATTTAATGATCCAAGGACCCAGTGTGGTAACAAACGATTGGTTCGACACTGGAGATTTGGCCGACCAAGATTCAGCCGGCTACTATCGTATATTGGGACGCAGCGTTGATCAGCTCAACATCAATGGCATAAAATTCAATCCTTCGAGTTTGGAATCACAACTGTTGCAAAATTTACCAGGTCTCAAGGCGTGCGTGATATTTGGCGATCATGAACTTAATTGTTTGTATGTGGGTGAGTGTACAGATCAAGACATTATAAAGTTTCTGCGTGAGCTTGATATACATTTGCGTCCGGCTTTGCTGAAACAGGTCAATGAAATACCACTCAAATATCCTGGCAAAATCAGTAGAAGTTATTTGAAAACACTATACGACTGCAGATAGATCATTGGTAACTAGTTTTCGATCACCGTAATAACAACCTGATTGCGTAATATTTTTTTTGACCACGCTGTTCATGACAAACGTAGTATCATCACAGATTATGATTTTGTCCTTGACCGAGCAAGATTGTGCAAAGAAAACATTATTACCAATTCGTGTGCTACCACCAATAATGGTTCCAGGAGTTATCACAGTATTAGAACCAATGCGAGTGCCATGTCCTACCTTGCTCAATGTTCCTACTTGACAGAAATTGCCCAACACCACTCCATGTCCGATGACGCACATTGGATTGACTATGACTCCAGGCCGTATGCTGTCTTGATCTGTGACCAAGGCGGACGAATGCACAAATGCAGGCCATATGTATTTTTCAACCATGTCCGCTGATAAGAATTTCTTACGATAACTCATGCCGTAAAATGCCAGCACTAGTTGACTGCCTGCAGGCAAAGTATCTGCGGAATCATGTGCCACAGACACTACCTGTGAGTGTCCATCCTTTGTCATCCACGCATGTAAATCTTTGGCATAGGGGCCCGTGCCCACTATGTAGATGGGTTGGTTAACTTGATAGAACATTAACATTTTATAAATTTATCAGGGTATTGATAGCGGCTTGATTAAAATCTTCACAGTGCTTCCAATAGTCATGACTCATTGCATGATCATGATTTTTTTTGCAACTTTCAAGAGTAAACTCATATAAATCCATGGGTGTGTAATGTTGTAAGCTTTCTATCAGTTGGATAATTTTTTCCAATCTTGTGATATTGCCTGGATCTTGATCAAAGCCGAGATCCAAAGGACCATAGTCAAATTCAAATCCCATCTGCTCCAGCCAAGCATATGATTGATACTGTCCCACTGGTATGAATGCTGTTTGAGACAACAGGCATTTCCAAGTTTTTTCTGTCAGGAATGGCCCGGGTTCGATGTAATCTTTGCCATTGGAAATCATGTAACTGTAATGATAGCTTTCTTGCGTGAAATTCAGTGCAGAATTTTGATAGGCAGGATTGTTGTATGATCCGTCTATACGGTCATCGTTGTCAAGAACGATATTTTTGTCCAACCAGTTGGCGATAAAATTTTTAGAATGTGCATCACACACAGCATTTCCGGTCATTTCCCAATTATGAACATTTTTTAATAATTGATCATGGTATCTGTGATTTAAGGAAACAACGTAATCTTGCTTATTTAATAAACTGGTTAGTGCTGAAAAAATAATAAGTTTGCTTTGAGATACTCTGTTGACCAACGCACTGGCCTTGTATTTAATATCTTTGTTGATGGGCCAGGCAGTTGGCATGCGCCGGATCCTGCGATGATCAGCGGTGTACGGCAAGTAGATCACTTGATCTGTGGACAAATCAGATGCCATCAACGGACCGGTTAAGTACAACACCCGACTTTGGGTCTGCTTGGCAACTTTTTCTGCGAACTGGAACATGAGACTGTCACCGCTTACAATATAGTATTCGTATCCGGGAGGAGGACATGCAGGATGACTTCCATCTTGCTCCCATCTAGTTGCCAGAGATAACCATGTGTTTTTGTTTTTGAGATTGGCTATCCAAGGATACCAATAATTAACTTCATCTGTTATTTGGATTGAGTCTATTGGACCAGTAATATGCATAGGAATATAAGGATGGATAATAATTTGCTCACTTTCATTTTAATACGGATGATAGATAGATAGAAGAATTTCTTCCAACCTACTTATATATCAAACAGCTCAACGCATGGGACGAATTCCGTGGAATAAAGGAAAGAAAAAAATCCCCTGTTAATGACAATTTCGGTAGCGAATCTTAATTGTCAAGGCCCGGGGAACGGCCATTCGGTCCTAAGGCCAAATTCTATACTGGTGAGTAAGGATTGAGTTTGCGATCCTCGTCACCACGTTGTTCTGGAGTAATTAGGTATGGATTCATTCTGTGTCAGTGCCCCGGTAGAACCAGGCATCGTCGCCGCCGGCGGACCATTTGGCCAAGTGCTCCACGCTGTACACCGTAGTGGGTATCTTAAAGTCTGGAGTTTTCAACACCGCTGGTACCAGGCTGACATCATACCATAAACAACGATTGTTGGGCTGGCAGGCAAACTGTCCGTTGTCCAAGCGTATGAAGTTGTAGCTTTTATGCTCTTCAACACCTTCGGTGAAAGTGACATCCAGTCGGTTGTGATCCGGTGCAGCAAAGTCTATGGTGAACAGGTACTGTCCAAAATGGAAGTTTCGATCTTTGCCATAGTATTTGACCTTGAGACCACGCAGGTTTGATTTTTCAATCACTGCCATGTCATAGCCTAAACAGTCCCAGATCTGCAGGTGATCCAAGCTGAGATCTTGGTCGGGTTCAGTGGGTTTCCACACATAGGCACTGATGGGCAACTTGTCATACAAGGCACCATAATCTGTGAGCATGCACTCGATCCTGAAGGCCTGGCCCTTGATGGCCTTGGCAGTGACCCAGTAGCAGGGTTCCAGTTCACCGTGTCCCTTGGTGTGATTGTACAGGAATTCACGGCGCACAAAACATTTCACCGGAGGTATGTTGGCCACCAGGAATGTCATTTGCCGGCCCTTTGCAGTGCGGCTCCGTTGTTGAAACTGGTGCTACGAGACATGGGTACCTTGGCACCGGCTCGTGCTCGGCTCCAGGCATAGCCCGCTCTGTGTCCAGAACAATCCCGTGTGCAGGT